GCCCGAACTTCCGCGGCTCCTGCTTGGCGTAGAGCGGCAGGCCCAAGGTGCTCGCCGTCTCGTTGAAGTCGGCCGGCGCGAAAAACGTCCGGAAAGTGTTGGCCGTGCCCAGCGGGAAGAAGTGCGCCTCATCGTCGGCGATGAACTTGCGCACGTTGCCCGCGGCATCGGTCGCCTGGCCGCGGTACTCCTCAAAGGTCACGCCGCCGAAGGTGAACCCCGTGCGGTAGTCGTTGCCGAGCTGCTGGCTGCGCTGGTAGTACTGGAAAGCTTCCTTGACCTTCGCATGCGTCGTGAAGGCGTCATAGAAGCTCGAAGAGCACAGGCACAAAATGCCCGTCATGAACTCGCCCTTGAGGTTGTCTTCGATGTGGCGTTTCACCTCGAGGACTTTCAGCAGCACTTCGGTGGAAGCCGTGCCGAGAGCGAAGTTGACGGTCTTGGGCGTGATGCCGAACTCCGAGTACAGGTCGTAGAGGACCGATCCGTCGGCGTCGAGGATCACGCCCTTGAGAGCGCCCATGCGCAGGTGCTCGAGCGTGATCGAGTGCTTGTTGCGCATGTTCTGGAGCTTCAGGGCGAGCAGATCGGCCAGCGCTTCAGTCTCCGACTCCGAGCCGAAGGCGCGGATGCCCTGGACTTCCTCAGGCAGTACCGCGTCGTCGTGCGGAATGTGCGGGATCACGAACGAGCGCACCTTGCGCTTGCCCTGCGTGCCGAGGGTGCCTGGAGCGCCGACGGGCTGCGTGGGCAGCAGGTTCAGCACGCCGCTCATCTCCTCGATGATGATGGTGCGGGTGCGGACGCCCGTGGCGGGCATCAGGTTCAACTGCTCCAGGCGCCCATAGGTGTTGGGGATCTTGTTGATGGCCGCCGTGAGAGCGGCCATGTTGAAGGCATCGGTGGCGAATGGATTGAGCATCGGCATTGTGGTTCAGGCTCCTTCCCGGACGAGAATGCCCAAGGACTTCAATTGGCTGATGGCGGCCGCCTTTTGCGGGCCGGTGATCGCGGCGGGCCAGACCAGGCCCTTGTCGGAGCAGATGGCATGGCGCGCGATGATGACGCCCGGCCGGTCGGCCGCGCTCGCGTCGACGGCGTTCACCAGCACGCCGGCGGCTGTTTCGGAGCCGTCGCTCGCGCCCGGCGCAAGCTGCGTCACCTTGCCGCTGGCGGTGATCACGCCAACGACCGTGCCGGTTGCGAGATTCTGGCCGGAGATGACGGTGACCTCATCGCGGCTGTAGAGGTTGTCCTCCTCATACTTCAACCAGTCGCCGAGGTGGTTCGATTCGGTTTGTACGGGCATGGGTTACTTGGCTCCTTTCGCTCCGGCCAAGGCCAGGCAGGCCTTGACGACCGGGTTGTCTTCGAGGTTCTGCTTGGACGTCGTGCCCGCCTCGGGCAGAACATGGGACCGGATCTCTTCCCTGTCGGCCTCGGCCCGCAGCGCGAGCAGTTCCTTGCGCACTTCGGCTGCCGAGAGATGCCGGCTGATGAAGTCGCTGGCCAAAGAAGGCCGACCTGCGATCGCGCACAGCACGACGATCTCGGCGGCCTCGGCGTAGCCCTGCTCGCGGGCTGCGGCCTCAAGGGCGGCAAGATCGGGGACGGGCGGATTCGTGGCCGCCTGAGTGGTTTCAGACACGGGAGTGCCTCCTTTCATGGACTTGGGTTTTACAAGTGATTCGGTCATTGCGGCCAGAGCGTCGCGGAACGTGCCCACGCGGTCGGCGAAGCCTTGAGCGACGCTCTCCTCGCCGTAGAAGATCCCAGCCTCAGTCGCGCGCACGGCGTCCGCGTTCAGGCTCCGGCGGCGCGCCACAGCCTCGACAAACATGGTGTAGAGCCGTTCGACCTCAGCCACGAGAACCGCGCGGGCGCCGTCGGAGAGCGGCTCGTGCGGGTTGAAATCGTTCTTGCGCGCGCCCGAGTAGATCGTCGTGTAGCGCAGCCCGTTGGCCGCGTCCCAGCCGCTCTGATCGAGGTGCATGGCGATGATGCCTACCGAGCCGACGCCGCCGGTGCGCGTGACCCAGATGCGGTCGGTAGCCGAGGCGAGAAGATACCCTGCGCTCAAGGCCCAGTCATCCACTGATGCCCAGACAGGTTTTACACGCGCGGCCTCTTCGATCAGGCTCGCCACGTCCCAGGCGCCGTTGGCCTCGCCGCCGTAGCTGTCCAATCGCAAGAGGATCCCGCGGACCTGCGGGTCGGTGGCGGCGTCGAGGATCTCGTTGCCCAACTGCTCATACGAGGTGAGCCCCGATTGCGCATCCATTCCCGAGGCGCGGTTCACCAGGCTGCCCGAGACTTCGATGACGGCGACACCGGTATCGGTGACGGCAGAAGGCCTCCGCGAGCGCTGCTCGGTGAGCAGCGCCGCGTCCACCGCCGGCGGATCCATGCCCAGGCGCGGCGCCAGCACGGCCAGGATGGCGTTGAGCTTATTCGGGTCCATCATCAGCGGCGTGTCAAACACGCGTGACGCAATGTGCGGGAGATGTGTCATTGGACTTGCGTTGCGGGCTCCGGCTCAGCGACCAGCTGTCCATTGCTGGTGGTCTTGCGCGGATCAGAGTCGTAGGTCAGGCCGAGCGAGTCGGCGCGTGCGTTGTCGGCCGCTGCTTGGCGGTCGACGTCCTCCTCGTCGTAGCCCATCTCGTTGATCACGGCGCTGCGCGGCTTGAAGCCGGCGCGCACGGCTGTGACCTCGGCGTTCATGTCCTTGAGCGGATCGACCCACGCCCAGGACGGCGGCCGCCACTCGACATCGAGATAGGCCTCAGGCCGCGCAGTGTAGTCGCGCGCGTCGATCGCGCCGCTTAGTGCCGCGGCTTCGATCCACGCCCGCCACACCGGGCGGCAGAACTGGTAGACCATCACCTGGTGCTGGAACTGCTCGCAGCGGCGGCGGAATTCGAGCAATCCGGCGCGGATCGAGGAGTAATTCACACGTTCGAGATCTCCCGTCAATTGCTCATAGGTGATACCGAGGCCTGCGGCGATGGCGCGCAACTGCACGCGCATGAACTCGGTGTACATGCCGCCGACGTCGCCAGGCTCTGTAAACTTCACATCCTCGCCTGGCAGGAGCTTTACCATCGAGCCTGGCTCGATGCCAGCCAGCGGCACGCCGCTTGAGTCCGTCTCGCCCTCGCCCGGCTTTGCGCCGATCACCGGATCCTCGGGGTTGTTCTCGATGATGAACGCGGCAAACATCGCCGCCAGCTTCTTGCGGACCAGTTCGGCGTCGTCGTACTGGTCGAGTTCGTGCAGCTTGACGAGCACTTGCGCGAGCCACGGCTGACCGCGATGCTGGCCGGGCCGCAGCGGCTTGTAGATGTGCAGGACCGACTCAGCCGGCACGCGTGCCGTCTCGCCAGCGTTGAAGAACGTCAGTTTCTCCCCAGGATGCTCGCGGTAGAGGTGATAAGCCACGCGGCGGCCCAACTTGTCGAACTCGATCCCGGCGCGGATGACGTTGCCGTTCGGCAGGTTTTCGTTCTTCGCCGTGGGCAGGTGCTCGGCTTCGAGCAGTTGGAGCTGAAGCGGCACGGTCAGCCCGTCCTCGGGCCGGCGGTCGCGCAAGCGCACCAAGCACTCGCCGCCCTCGATCGTCGAGCGGCAGACCAGCGCCTGGAGCCCGTAGAAGTCCGTCAGCCCGGCGGCATCGGCCTCATCGGTCCACCGCAGCCAGAGCTCCTGCAGCCGCCGCTTCACCTCAGGGTCCTGGTGCTTCGATTGCGGCTTAATCCCCGTGCCGACGGCGTTCGCGACAAAGCTTTCGACAGCGTTGCTCGCCCAGGCGTTGCGCCGCACCATGTCGCGCGAGCGCGCTCGCAGTGCGTCGCCGCCGCCGGACACTAGTGTGTTGATTCCTTCGTTCGATGGGGTCCACCCTAGCGTGCGGCGCGTGCTGGCCACGGCCTCATAACCCGAGACCGCGCGCACGGGCACCCCGAAGGCCGCCCGCAGCAGATTGCGCCAATAGCCCATCAGAAACCTTTGCTCGTGTAGGTGCGAATGACGCGCGAACGCGGTCGGGCCGGATCGGTCGCCGCCATCGATGCCTTGACCTCGGCGATCGCCTTCTTGAGCTCGTCCACGCTGCGGTACTCGATGCTCCGGCCCTCGAAGCTCACGCGCAGCGTGCCGCTGGCCAGCGCCGCCTCGAGCGCTTCCAGTTGCGTCTGGGTGTAGGCCATCTTTAGTTCTGCATCCACTTCGAACGAACCGCGACGCGGCGCACGCGGCGCGGCTGAGGCGCGGCCGCAGGTTCGGCTGGCGCGGCAGGCGCAGGCAGCAACGCCTCGAGTTCCCGCCAGTGCTTCTCCGTGAACCGGTCGATGCCGTAAATGCTCGCCGCCGCCCTTGCATACACGCGGCAGTCGAGCGCTTCATTGCGGCGGTTGGGCGCGGCGACCCAGTGGCCTTTGACAAGGCTTTCGGCGGTCAACTGCCGGAAGTACTCATCCTCGTAGCGCGGGAAGTGGCAGTAGCCCGCCGGGAAGGGCGCGCCGCTCTCTGCGGTGGGAGGCGCCAGGCGCAGCCGGCTGTAGAGTTCGGACTTCGCCACCGGCGTCCCAAGCGTCCACAGGCGCGTCCCGCGCCGCTTGCCCGCATCCACCGGAGAGGCGCCCAGGATCAGCCGGTCCGTTCGCGCGGTTCCCTTCACCGCCACGGCAGTCTTCGGATGCGCCGCCCGCGCGCCGGCCGGACCCCAAGAGGCCTGGGGATGCTGGCGCACCCAGTCATAGGTGATACGCGGATTGAAGCCTGAATCGACGCACAGCACCCGAATCGGCAGCCGCATGCCGCTTGCGTGCGGAAACTCTTCATCCAGCAGCGCGTCGAGCTGCCGCCAGACGTCCGGTCGCGCCGTGTCGCCCATGAGCACGCGGTAGTCGACCGACCAGGACTCCTTGCCCCGCCCCCAGGCCACCACCTCGACTTCGATCCGGTCCCGCTGCACATCGGCGCCCGCCGTCAAAAACAGCCCGCCCTGCGGGACCGTGCCAATCGGATAATCCTCGCGGCGGTCATACAGGGGCTGCCAGTCGGGCGCATCGCCCCGCTCCTGCCAGGATTCACCGAGCACCAAGTTGACGAACGACTTCAACCGCTCGACATCGTTCTGCGCCTTCTCCCAGTCCTCGGCCGCTCGCTCCCACGAGTACCACCCCACGGGACTGTAGAGACTCGACAGATGATAGCCGCGCGTGCGCCCGTCGCCCGCGGCCTCCGGCCGCCACTCGCCGCGCGCAAGCATCGTGTTCTTCTGGTGGTTGAAGATTGCCTGCTCGCAGGCGATGCAGAAGTAGGCCGCCTTCTTTGGCTCGCCCTTGGGCCAGCGCAGCCGGTCGAACTTCAGCACTTGGAACTCGCCGCAGTGCGGGCAGGGCGTCCAGTAGCGCCGCTGGTCGCTTTCGGCGAAGGCTGCTTCGATCCGGCTCAACCCTGTGATGAGCGGCGTCGACACCATGAAGACCTTACGGCGTGAAAACGTCCGCGTCCGCGCGAAGGCCAGGTTGATGGGATCGCCTTCGCCATCGACGTCGCCCGGATAGGCGTCGATCTCATCGAGGAACAGATACCGGACGGCCATCGAGCGCAGGCCCACGGCCGAGTTGGCGCCGGTCATCACGAGCACGCCGCCCGGGAACTCTTTCGACAGAACCGTGTTGCCCGAGTCGCGCGAGCGCGGGCTCTTGACGAGTTCCCGCAGCACGTCGCTTTCTTCGATCAGCGGATCGATGCGCTGCTTCGAGTTGCGCTTGGCGAGCTCGACCGTCGGTTGCACGACCATCATCGGCCCGGGCGACTTGTGGATTACGTAGCCCACCCAGTTGTTGCCCGCTTCGGTAAACCCAAGCTGGGCGCCTTTCATCACCACGACCCGCTCGACCGGTGAGGATGGTGAGAGACAATCCATGATCTCCCGCAAGTAAGGCGTGCGGCTGGTACGATAGGGCCCTGGCTCGCTGGCCGACTTGCCCGACAGCCGCCGGTAGCGGTCGGCCCACTCGGACACCGTCAGCACTGGGTCCGGCCGCAGGCCGGCCCGAAAGGCCTCTTCGTAAACTTCAGCCGCCGTTTGCACCAGACAGCTCCTCGAGCGCCTTGCGGATCTCGGCGCTCAAAAGCTCATGGACTCGATCCACATCCGTCTCGGCGGCCAGCGTCGCTGCCAGCCGGTCGGGGATGTTCAGAAGGTTGTCCCGAATCGTGCGGCCGCTCGTGAACGCCGCCACCTGCACCTCGTCGCGGTCCACGAGCTTCGCGATGCGCTCCTCGAACTCGATCTTGGCCAACCGCGCCAGATAGCTCTCGCGGATCGCCCGCGCGCGGAAGTAATCCAGCCCGGCGGCCGGCGACTCGGCCGTATCTCGCGGCAGGGCGGGTGCTGCTCGCGCTCGGCGCTGCCCGGGCCGCGTCTTCGCCCTCCATTCGGCATCGGCGCGTTCGGTGTCGATCAGGCCGTTGGCATTGGGCGTAATCCGGCCGGAATGGATCGCCTTTTGCACAGCCGCCAGGCTCACGCCGCGATGTTTGGCGTAGGCGCGCAGGCTTACCAGCGCCATGGAACTTTTTCTCGATTCGATTGCCGAATTCGCTTGCTTCTACGCGGAACCGACGCGATGAATGGAGTCGCCATGAGGAACACCAACATGCGAAAGCAAACCACCAAAAACGACTTCTTCATCCGCCGCGCCTCAGGCGCGTGGGCCATCCTCGACATTCACGGCCAGGTGATTGACAGAGGATTTGAATCCGAGGCCGCCGCCGCGGATTTCATCGTCCGGTTCTGCCAGGACCACCGGATGCTCTATGCGATCTACTACTGACCACCAGGAGACGAACCATGACCGCACAACCCTACATCGAATGCTCGCTGTGCGATGAAGCCAAGCCGATCCACCGCGAGCTTGTGTTGACCAACCGCGAGGGGCTGCTGCTCGACAAGGTTCAGTTCTGCCGCGGCTGCTGGAACGACATCCGGCAGTCAGTAGAAGACGCGAGCGGCCTCATCGACCGCCGCCAGGAGGACTGAACGCCATGGCCATCACGCGAGAAGAACTCGTCGCCTGGGCCACCCGCAACGGCTGGAAGCTCGACCGCTGGGGCCACTTGAAGAAGGAGTTCTCGAACGGCACGCACCGCCTGAAACTCAGCCGCATCGCCGCCAGGCATGAAATCTCGACGCCGCACGGCTGGGTCCGCCTGGCCAGCGGCTACATGAAACAGTTGCACATCACCGCCGACGGCAAGCTCGCCGGCATGACCCGATAGAAAGGATACCCGCAATGACGACGTTTGCCATCGATACCGACAACACCATCACCGCCTACCTCGCTGGAGAAGCGATCCCCGAGGGCCAGGCGCGATTCTC